CAGCCCTGTACCAAATGGTAGAGCAGAGGGACTACGAACTCGCTGAGGCTAACGCAAGGGCTGACGCTGAGTTCAAGCAGAAGGTGCTATGGAAGGTCAGCACAGTCGGGGCGTTCCTATTTGTGGTAGGTGTGCTGGTAACAGCGTTCACACCACGCAAAGCCTCTGGGGTTATTGTCTCGCTAGCAGGTGGACTAGCAATTGGCTCTGCGTGGATTTTTGATTCACCTTGGTTCTCTTGGATTATAGGAGCAGGCGTGGGGATTGCCGTGCTAGACATCTTGATTATCGGAGTCATCAAGACCTATAGATACCTGAGACCTTCAGTTAGCAAGGTCACCTAATTCGGTTTCATCATCTTTCCAGAACTCATCTGGGACGATGTCAACGAACAAAGGTGCGTTATCACCATAGTCCTTACCAAGGATGTTAAGGTGCATATACTCTTCAGCGTCATCAAAGGTCATCATATCTTCCTCCATCATATTGGAGATGATACGCTCAGTAGAGTACACAGCACGATAGCCATCAGGAGTGTTAGACACACCAATGAAGGCGTGTTCACATCCTTCTGCGATGACGATACCCTCGTCAAAGTTCGTAAGGAATTCTTTCAGTTTGTCTGCGTTGGTCATAGAGTTACTTGGTGAGGATTCGGTAGTGAGGGATAGGGCGAGTGACCATACCAGACTTCACTCGGTACATACGCATTTCAAGAAGATTAAGTTTGAGAGCAGTAGAAAGTTTTCGTGAGATGATAGGCTCAGAAAGATTCCACATCTTCTGGATTTCCCTGCGGGTATAGAAACCCTTGGCTGGCTTTTCAGCGACAGCCTTTCCAAACAGTTTTTCCATAGCCTTGAGGTCTTTGTTGTTCATCGGATAAAGATAAGTTTGAGAGCCGTGATTACAGTAGCAAACCAAGCAACGACAAGAAGAATATTAACAACAATTCGTTCTCTGCGATAGTACTTAGCCATTCGGTCAAGTTCCCTGTAGTGTTCGGGAGGAGTGAAGTCCATTGGGTTTCTCATAGTCCTTTGATAGAGTAGATGAATTTCTTCCCCACTCGGTGAGCCTGCCACACTTTCCAATCCGACCCTTGGACGAATCCATAAGTCCAGCCTGACCCCCACTTGCTGGTCGCTAGACGATTCTTACTATAGTCCATCGTCTTGACGCACAGACAGCCACCAGAGAAGCCTACTGCTCCGTGGTGCTTCTTGGCATTGACCTGCTGGATGGAGTGCAGGTGACCCATAATGACAGCACCCTGAGGCTCAGCATAATGGATAGCGTGTTCCTCCACGGCACGAGTTCCGCAGGTGTAGCCGTGTACGAACTTGACCTTGCCAAGCGTGTGTACGCCATCCTCAGCGTGGTAATCGTAAATCTTCTTACATCCATTCTTCTTGAGATGGTTGTAGATGTCGTTCTTGAGGTCGATGCAGTAGTCAACCATCATTCCGCTGGTAGAGCCGTTGATGATTTGGTCGAGTCTGTCATCGTGGTTTCCGTTTAAGAAAATAGTAGGTTGCACTCGGCTGATGAAATCCTTTCCAGCCTTGACATCAGCGACAAGCGACTCGTCTTCTTCTTTACGCCCAGCACCCCTGCGGATACTGCGGAAGTCAAAGTTATCTCCCAGATGAATGACTTGGTCAGGCGAGAACCATTTAAGAAACTTGTAGAACTCGGATGCAACATCCTTGTCCACCATATCTCCGTGGTTATCTCCCACGGCTACGAACTTAATTAGTTTTGACATATGGATTGGAAATTTTGTGAAGTTGAGAGATGGGCACAAGAATTAATTCAGAAGTATTATCATCGCCTCCGTTGCACACCCTTGCTCCGTACATATTAGGGTTGCGATAAACTAATCGCAGAAAGTCCTTGAGGTCTTCCATCTCAAATAAAAAAGACATCTTACACCTGTCCTTGAGAAAAAAATTATGCATCCAATAGTCTGCTTGGGTTACGGCAAATCCAGACGGCTTGCCCCGTGAACTGAACTCAAAGATTGCGTTGCCTGTGGTAAACCACTTGTCACGCTCTGTCTTGACCTCTACCTTTGCTTGGTCTGTGCCTAGCCATTGAAGCCAGCGTTCACCCTGCTGTCCGTACTGGAGGTCGATATCAAATCTATTATCCTTGTTGAACATCTGATTTGTTTTGGATGCTATGATAATGTTTTGGGTCAATCAAGTCCGTAATAGTTCTATGGACAATCTTACGCTTCTCTTCTTCAAGGCGAATGCGTTCAGCCTCGTAGGGACGCTCTTGGAGTTCAATAAGTTTATCAAACTTCTTCTCTAAGGAATCAAGCCTTTGAGTGATTGCAAGAATATTACTAATCCACATCGTTGTTGATATCAAATGTGTCGTTGCGTAGAACCTTGAACTGGTCGGTACGCATATGACGAATGACCCCGTCCTTTTCAAATACAATAGCAAAGATGTCGTTACTGAATGTACCTCCGTCACGCACATACATCAACCAGCCATAGCCGATATCCGTATGCACGGGGATAGGATTACGGAATTCGTGAATCATTTTGTGCAAGCCTTTCCCCATTTAGGTTTTCCATCAACAGCGTCTTTCCATTCTGCGTGAGCCTTGACAAGTTCCTCGTGGGCTGAGCCGCTTAGCATAGCAACCATAACTTCTTTGCTCAAGGCTTTGCCAGCCTTAATCAATTCGTTAATGTCTGGCTTGTGTTCGTTCATTCGATATAGATTGATGCGTCAGGATTAACAGCCCCACCTGAGATGATAAGGTTGTTCAAACGCTCTAACTCGTCCTTAAGGCGGGCGTTCTCCTGTGCCAAGGCACGGCACTCGTTGCCTAAGTTAAGGACATTCTTTGACAGGCTCTTTATAATAGAGTCATCAAAATTGTGTTCATAGAATACTACGGATGGTGTTTCCATTTGTTCAGAGGTTTTGCAAGAAGGATATCCCATCTTGCTTTGTTGCGTTGTAGTTCTTCGGCGGCTCTAGAAACTTCCCAAGCCGTTGGCAGTTTGCCAGCCAATACGCTACCGCCTCGGTGCGAGCCTTTAACTCTGCCTCTTGGTCTGCGACTGAGTAACTGCTTTGCATAGTCGTTTACTTCAGACACAGGTTACGCTTCTTAAGAAGCAGTTTGAGTACACGCACTTCACGCTCAGACTGATTGTGCTTAGGGTTCAGTTCAGTACGCTTCATAGTATCAGCGTAAGAGAGCAATTGAGGGTCGCTAAGTTTTGCTAATTTGTTTTCGTATACAACATCCCATTCACTACGGAGTGTGGGAAGATTGTAACGGGTCTTGCATTTGGCGATGCTCTTGTGGTCTAGTCCGAACCTGACTCCCGCTTCTCTTGCGGACAGTCCCTCAATCAAGGCGATGCGATAAGCGTGTAGCAGGTTCATAGAATTGAATATCCTTCTTTTTCTAGGTTAAGCGGAAGGTCTGTAAAGTCTTTGACCTTGCCGTGTTTGTCGCACTTGAAGTACATAACTTCTTTTGGTAGCGTAGATTCAAGGACATATTCATTGCCTTGAAATGGCGGGTCGAGTTTGAACACAAAGGCTTCACCTTTGCACTTCTTTAAGTTCTTCCAGACAGTTTTAGTGTCTTGGATTGTAGCCGTCTTAATCAGGTTTTCCATTAGAGTTTCTTAGCGTGTACCCAATCCTTCATAGCATTGAAGTCGCTGTCCCCTGCGATTTGGGCAAGGCGGTCTCCAGTACGCTGAAGAGCGTGGATTTTATTCTTAGCCTCAGCCAAATCGCTTAGCAACTTTGAGATGCTGGGGCTATTGAGTTTCTCGCAGAGTTCCTGAACAGGCACACACAGCGTCAGAGAAGCCGCCCTAACAGAGTTCTGCGTAACTATGAACTTACCATCAACCGACTTGAAGTCGGCAGACTGGGTGATGATTTCCTCGGCTTGTTTCATAGGTATGGTGATGAACTTATTATTAGGGCGTTTCTTCTGAGCGATGATTGCGTGTCTAAGGAATGTGATTCCTTTAGTCTTAGGCTCGTACGCCATCTTCAGGGAACAGAGCCTGCATCAGCGTGGTGGTGTTCACACGCTTCATCTTCTTGTCGATGATGAGATTGATGTAGGTCTGGTTGTGAATCTTGGTCGGCTTCAGGAGACGAGCGACTCGACCATCGCTGAGGACGATGTACTGCGAGTTGTTATAGGGCTTGGCGGTGAGGGTCATAGGTATGATGGGTAAGGGTTAGAAGGGGATTTCGTCAGAGGTTTCAACGGCCTTGGCGGAAGGGTTCTGCGACTCATTCCAGAGACGGACAGCCTCAGCCTTAGTGTTCGCATCCTTGGCAGAGACAGTCGTGTTGTCACCAAAGGGCTTGGGAGTCCAGCGAGTGGCAAAATAACTGAGGTCACCGAACTTCACTTCACGATTAGGCTCAGACAGAGGGAGGTCGGCAAGAGGAGTACCCTTGCGGTCACCGAACGGAGCGACAGCCACGAAGCCAGCAGGGGCAGGCTTGGCAGGGCTAGCGGCTACACTCGGTGCAAGGCGAACCACAGGCTTTGCATAAGCGGCTGGCGGCTTAGAGCCAGACTTAGCCACACGATTAGTTTCTGCATCACAGTCTTCAGTAGCCACGCCAGCCACAGAAGCCAGAGCATACCTGCGAAGATAAGAATAGATAGACCCAGCGTCCTGACCAGACATTTCCTTGTCAGCAGGAATAAGAGCATCTGCTTCAACAGAGCCGCCAGAGGCGTGGATGAGGATGGTACGGACTCCGACAGCACCTTCACTTCCAATAGGGAACTGGAGGACTGCAAGTCCGTGCTTCTTAAAGATAGGCTTGAGGGTTTCAAGGTGCTTGGAGAGGCTTGCATAGGAATTCTTATGGAAGGGATTAGTAGAGTCGGCAACGATGTCCTGCGTCTCAGCGAGAGCATTGACGAGGGCGATGTTGAGTTCGGTTTGCTGTTCAGGCGTATTGCGGTTCATAGAGGTAGGATTAAAAAGGGAATCGGAAAAGGTAGTATAGGAGTTGTCGGACATAGGAGTAAGGTATTACGAGAGGGGGTGGGTGTCAACTTCTTTCTGCATAATAGTTCTAACAAAATCAGAACGAGTCATAGCGATATTTTTTGCAATCTTTGTGATTGACTTGAGAAGTTTATTAGGCAGGCGAACAGTTAGCATTTCTTCAGAGGTTCGTGAAAGGCGTTTGGTTTTAGTTTTCATCGGGAAAGGATGTAGTTGGCTCGCTTCAGGATGCAGGCACGAGCGTCATCCAGTTTGTAAGAATTGTAGACAAAGTCCTTCTGAGCCGCACCACCAAAGCCCATATTATAAGCCATATAGAGTTGGATGTCGGTGGGCTTGATGCCACGCTTCTGGAAACGATAGTACAGCAGGAGGAAGTAAGCCTTTGCTACGATGCGAGAAATGACAGGGTCTTTGGCTCGTGTCTTCCATTGGTCGGTAATGTTTCCAACAAGCCAAGAGTAGTTGTCAGCGAAAGTACCTTTATCATTAAATTCCATCCACTTGCAAGCATCAATCCAAGCCTCTTGATGCAACTGGTAAGCCCCCAGAGCCTTCCCCTTGTCCCCTACTGCATTGGGGTTGAAGTTGGATTCAATCATAGCGACCGAGTCCAAGAACTTCTCAGAGATGACTGATTCGTGAGTCTTGGCTTGTCCGAAAGAACAGAGAGCCAGAAGAGTGAACAGGTGCTTCATAGAGTCGGATGAAATGCGAATGGTAATACGATGCAAGCGGAAAAGTGAAATAGTTCAAACTTTCTTTTCAGCCATTCCAGCCATCTGGTAGTAGTCCTTGAGCCTGCGGATTAGAGCCTTCCCAGTCTCAACATCACGGCTGTCGAATCGCTCCAGCAGGGTCGTGCCGTTATAATTCGTGGAGATAATTGTAGGACGCTTAGCGGTTGAACGCTCGTCAATGATGGCGAACAGGTCGGAAGCCATACGCTGGGTCAGACGCTCCTTTCCAAAGTCATCAATGATAAGGAACGGCAGTTCAATCAGCCCCTCCAGCATCCGTGCGTGTTGGCGGTCATCAAAGCCCTTCTCAATCATACCCTCAATCTTACGCATAGTAAGGAACTGGTAAGCCAACTGGCGGTCACGCTTAGCGGACTCAACCCATTGCTTACGGATGATTTCCCA